GTATATCCTTCTGCTAAGAATTGCGTTAGTTCAATTTCTGAATTTGAGAATGGAGTATTTCTAACTTTGAAAATACCTAAATTAATTGTATCAACAAATTCTGGACCTAATTCCCACTTGGAAATATTTTCAAGAGATTTACTTACACTACTTTTTTCATCTGTTGCTGATCCAGATAGTGAAAAATCAATTCGCGATGTCGGTACAGTTGTATACTGCCCTGGGGCTCGTGTACCTGAGACTGATGTAGTATAAACATAAGCTCCCGCAGCATCATATGGTGTTGATGGGTTAGTATGTGAACTGTCTGAAACTGCTGCATAATAACCTTCAAAATTGTCGTTAATATAAGTAGCGCCTTTATTTAAAACAATAATACCAGCTTTACCTAAGTTTGCTGCTGTCCCAGTAAATGTCGCCGCCGCACCTGCGGATAAATCATTTGACCAGGTAATGTTACCATCCTTTACTGCATTGAATTGGGCTTCGGTTAATTCAACTAATGTCGGGTTACCGATAACATAATAATTAGATGAACTTAAGGACTTTGTTGTTCCATTATCTTCATCCCATAAATTCTTACCAAAATTGTTTGCAGCTGGACTGTGCACCTCACCCGCTACTAATGTTGTACCGGTTGCTGTAAGAGCAGAGAAATCAGAACTTGTACCCCACGCATTAGCCGCTGATGCAATAGCAGATAATGTTACATTAGTCTGACTACCGACAGTACCATTATCCACAGTCGGTACAAACTCGTTTGTTTTTGAGGAAACATAAGTTAAGTTATCATTTGCGTCTTTAAGAATTAATTCGACACCGAGATTTGATCCACCATATGTACCAGAACCGTTGCTAACGAATTGCTTCTGTGTACCACTTATCATACCCATAGTACTTTTATTAAGATATAAAGAACCAGTATTAGCATTAAATGCTGTAACTGTGGCGGTGTTAAGACCACCAACAGGATAAGCTAGAGCAGAATATCTCCTCGAACCAGTTGAAGCACCGTAAGGTATACGAGAAACAAACACATTGGCGTCACTATTAAACACTTGGCGCGCGGAATGATAAAAATATCTCTCTGCGGCGTTTGTTGGACTGCCGTAAATTTCTTGAAACTCTGCGAACGTACCAACATTAAAAATTTCATCTGTTGGCCCTTGATCAGAGAATCCGGCGATAAATACACTTGTTCCTACTGCAGCAGCGGGACGCTGTGTTAAATCGATTTCCCTTATTTCTACACCTGGTGATTGAATTGTTCGTCTACTCATAGTAAAACCTTTACAATTATTTATTGTTTTCCGTGGACATATTTTAGTTGATTTGGCGAAATTAGCATTATAATATAAATATATGAAGGGCATCATATTAGCTGGCGGTACTGGATCAAGAGTTTATCCTAGTACAAAAACGGTTTCAAAGCAACTTTTACCAATTTACGATAAGCCTACTATCTATTATCCTCTATCAACTTTAATAAAATTAGGGATAAAAGATATAATGATTATAACAAATGCTCAAGCATACCCTCATTTGTTATATTTGTTTCATCAAGCAGATAAGCCGCGGCCATATTTAGGGATTAATTTTACTTTAAAAGTACAAATGTATCCGGCTGGTATAGCTGAGGCATTAATTATTGCTGAAGCTTGGCAAGGGGATGATGATGTATGTTTAATCTTAGGAGATAATATTTTTACTGGTATACGTAAACCGGAGCTTAATAATGGTAATAAGGCTTGTGTTGTAAGTTATAAGGTTTCAAATCCATCTGATTATGGTGTTATAGAGCTTGATGCAACTGAAACAATAGTTTCTATAGAAGAAAAACCAGATTGTCCGATGAGTAATTTAGCAGTAACTGGTATTTATTTTTATAATAATACAGCAGGAGAGCGAGCGCGCGCGTTGAAGCCATCTGCGAGAGGTGAATTAGAAATTACTGATTTAAATAAAAGTTATTTACAGGATAATGTACTAGGTCATAGTAGTTTAAATAGTAATTATGCCTGGTTTGATACCGGGAATCCGGATGAAATGTTTGCTGCTTCCATGTATGTAAAGTCTATACAAGATAGAACTAATACAATGATTGGTTGTATTGAAGGAGAGTCATGGAAACAGGGTAATATTAAATATGAAGAATTACAAAAAATTGTCAATAAAATGCCTGCATGTTCGTATAAGACAAATATTGTAATGAGTTATTATTTTGATTAAATATTTTTATGGCAGATGTTGACGATAAGGTATCTGAAACCATAGTAGGAAAATATTATGTAGATACGCAATGTATTGATTGTGATTTGTGTCGCGAAACAGCAAGAGATAATTTTACCAGACAGACAGAGGAAGGTTATTCATATGTTTACAAGCAACCTCAAAACGAAGAAGAAGAGAAGTTATGTAAAGAGGCTATGGAGAATTGTCCAGTCGACGCAATCGGGGATGATGGTGATGCCAGATAATAAACGCGAATCTCGTGCAAGGGGCCTTGTACACCGAAATGAACATTGGATTCAAGACCCGGTCGGGCCCGATGCTCCATACCACCAGTGGTACGGAATACTTTTATATGCATATAGACAACATGATCTTGATGAGGGAGAAGAAACGGATGGTTGTCTTGTAGAAGGGATAGGTGATGATGATGATGCTTAATAAAAAGCAAAAAATCATTTGGACTATAACTGTAATAATTATTGCTATAATAAATGGGATAGTTATTGGTAGGCATTTAGTATGAAATGGTTCCCAGGAGATGATCTTAAGTATACTATTATTATAGGTGCGGTAATATTGCTTATAATAATTTTTTCAAAATCGTGCGAGTATTATGCAAAATACTCAAATTAATTTTGCTTCTATTCTTGTAAACTCAAAAGTAGCCGATGAAGTAATTTCTTCGCTAATAGCATAGTTCCATTTAATTTCAGCTAATTTAGTTGGAAAGGCTCCAATATAGTCCCATTGAATTTTTCTGTTTTCATATTCATCTAAACCGAATACTGTTAAATTAGATGAATATATAGGAAGTTGCTGAGAAGGGCTTGATAACTCTTGAGCTGATTTATATTTTATAATATCGTCTTCATTAAAGTTACCAGTTTTAATATCATTAATAATATCAAGCCATTTATATATTGCCCAATAATTTTTAAATTCGTTATCAATTTTAAAATCTAAATTTAGAGATTCATATGCTGGGCGCGTGTGAGAGCTAACTTTTATAGTTTGTGCTCCATATGGAACAGTTTTTTCAGGTATACTAATAGTAGGTGTAACAGCTCCAGCAATACTAATTTCTAAGCTATTAGCGTCAATTCTATTTGTATTTCTAGTTATATTATCTACAATATTTTTTATACCGTCGGGTAAGTTTAAAACTAGTATAAATTTATCTTGTCTATTTTTATTAAGTGGTGCTTGGTTCATACTTTAACATATCCTTGTGCTTCTAATTCGTCCATATCTGCATTATAGTTAGGCCCATCGTCTTGATTAAAAATATTTATATCTGTAAAGTGAACTTCATGTGGTTTCCAGGTATCGTCAATATTTTGCATTTTATACTCTTGCAAGAAGTTGCTAAACTTTTGATCGATATATGGTCCTAGTTCTATTTTTGCGGGTCGTTGATTGTCATCAATTTCTAGGACATTGTAATATTTTTGTATAACACTATTTTCTAATATTAATAATGCCCATACCATTGCCATAACTCTATCATCATGCTCAAATCCAGGTTGNGCGGCCCAAGACCCNTTAGGATATCTTACAAAATTTTTCATTTCTACGACAGCAGGTTTTGATTNTATATCGACACACTTAATATCATTAACCCAATATCTCATATTAGTAATACCTTTATATTTGGTATTAGTATGAGCATACACTCCTATCCTATCATATTTTATTTGACCTATTTTAGGAGACCAATTAACTATGTTTTTATAATTATATTGGTGATATAAATTATCGACCACCTGACTACCACAATTATTTCTTTCTATTAATACCGGAGGTGCTCCCCAGTGATAACATATATCACGGACCTTAGTAGTAAACTCAAATGGATTGATTTCATTAGATGCATATTCTGCGACTTGTTTTATATCTTGTAAGTCAGTTATATCTAAGACTTGTATAACGCTAAAATTTTGGCCAACTCCTTCTGCTACATCAACTCCAATAGTATATAAATGATCTTTATCGGGCTCAGTCCATATCTTATAACAACCGTCATCGAACACATAAGTGGGTTCGGTTGTCTTTGCAAATAATTTTTCAAAAAAGATTTCATCAATAAATGAATCACCAGTATCGAGAAACTTACAATCAAACTCTTGCGCAAAGGCTTCTTCACTGCCTATAGATCTAATTGTGTCACGTTTCCATTTTTCATCACGACCAGGAACTTCATGCCATAATATTTTTTCTGCTTGCCAGTTGTTTATTCCTTTTACTGCTTCTGTGTATAATGTATGAAATAAATTACCACTACCGTTTGGAGTAGATGCTACAAATATTTTAGATTTTGTTGAGGCAGAAATAATAGGATATACTGACTTCCAAAAAGATTCAACGAGATTATTTGGGATGAACGCTAACTCATCTAAAATTAGTACATTAACAGATTCACCACGACCAGCGTCTGAGCTTGTAGTACTAATACCAATACTACTACCATTGGCTAATTTCATAGAAGTTTTACCATACTCTACAACTCCCGGTTTTAAATAATTTGGTAAATTCTCGTATGCAAGTCTAACTCGTGAAAAAATACTAATAGCAGTTTGTTCTTTATTAGCAACAATTAATATACGTTGATCGTCTTGAAAACAAGCAATCCATAAAGCATAAATTGTCATCATAGTAGTTTTTCCTGTCTGTCTACTAGCTAAACAGGCTACAAATCTATAATCTCTTAAACTACGTAATACTCTTTTTTGATAAGAATATAAAGTTATTAACATTTTGCCTTGATCGAGATTAACAATGTGAAAAAAGTTTTCTGCAAAATGAAGAATATTCTGTCTCGCCTTCTTAAGAGACTTTACCATCTCGGGAGTCCACTCGTACTCCATATTAGGGTTAGGTAGATTTGTATTACCTAAATAAAATTTATCGTCCTTTTTTAGCCTCGGCACTATAAATATTTACATGAACAGCAGAGATTTAAACTCTATTAATGAAGCCTTTGCCAAATCTACGGCAAAGGTAGATGCTGACGATACTACAGAGTCCGAAGAAGTCGTGACTGAAGCGAAGGGCGACTACAAGGTAGACCCTTCACGCCGCGGAACGCAACAGAATTCAAAGGGTTACGGTACAGGGAAATCAATGACCGCGAAAGGTCGCAAAAACAGAAGGAGGAAGAGACACGAACGACCTCCCGCTGCCGATGCAGGCGACGAAACGGGTGATGATGATATTGAAGTGATCAAGTCAAAGAAGTTAAAGGAAGATCTTGGACCAGATTTTGGTGATGAGGCAGATTTCGGTGATCCTTCGCGTCATAGTGGTGACTATTTAGATGATGAGCCATTAGATGTTGGAGATATAGTAGAGGTTGAAGGTGAGGATGACGACTTTGTAGTTCTTAACGTTGATGGAGAGTGGGTCCAAGCTGCTGCGGTAGGTGATGGAATTGCGGTTAAAAGAGATAATGTTGTAAAGAAAGAGTCAGTTAGAGTTGAGAGAAAGTTAGTTACATTAAAGGAAAAAAAGAAAGTTATGAATTTTACAAATATAATGGATGAGTATGAAAGTCGCTTATCTTCAAGTGGCAAGGGATTTTCGTTAAAATCTAAATTAAATGAAGAAGATGGAACGTCGTTTGACCAACCGGATGAAGGTGTTGGTCCGAAACTAGATAAAAAGAAACAACGACCAGTAGATGAGGAAGATTCTACAAGTCAAGAATCATCTACAAAAAATATTGATGGCGAGGTACAAGAGCCAAAAGAAGCAGACAAGGCAGACGAAAACGCAAAAGAAAAAAATCCTGAAAAAGAAGAGAAAGTAGTTAAGGATAGTATAAATAATTCTAACAAAGGTAATATTATGTCAGAAGATAAATCAATATTTGATAAGCTCTATGAGCAAGTTATGAGTGAAGACGACGATTTCGGTGCTGAGCTAGGTATACCCGGTGATGATGGAATCGCAGTTGGTGATGATGAGTTTGGCGATGAGGGTGGTGAAGACATCACTGTAACGTTAACTCCTGATCAAGCGGATGCTATTCGTGCAGTGGCTGATCAGCTTGCCCCGACCGACGATCTCGAGGATGAACTTAATGGTCTTAATGGTGAAGAGGAACCAGAAGAGGGATTTTCTCGCGAGAGTGCCGAGACAGTAGCTGAGGGAGATGAAACATCGACCGGTAAGCCAACTACAGACGGTAAAGACGTTGGCAAGGATCCTTCTGATGGCGCCGGTAACGCCACGGAACTACCGGCTGATGCTTTAGGTGGTAAGTCCACAGGTACAGGTGATGCGAAGGTTACGGATGACGCACCTACAACCGGGAAACCAACCACTGACGGTAAGACCGTGGGCGATAAGAAACACGGTAAAGGTCCGTTAAAGGCTAACGCCAAGACATAAGATATATAAAAATACATAGTACCTTTGATAGCCCCCTACATTAATGTAAGGGGGCTTTTTTTATTAAATAATTAAAATGTTATTCACTCGGAAATTCCTTGAAGCTTTAGGGTGTAAAAATTTATACAAATTGAGAGGGAGTACGGGTTCTGGTAGAAAGCATCAAAATTTGTTACCTGCTAGTAGTCGGGCGAAACCTGAGCCAAACAGTTTTAAAATCTTAAAAGCATCTCAAGCAGGTATACATCGTTTAAGTGTTCAAGATATACAAGAACTAAAACAATTATATGGAATTACAGATCTTGAGAAAGAAGGATCTAGAAATTTAGGTAATACAGGAATAACAATGTATATTGATAACAATCAATATTTTATTAAAAAGTAATGGCATCGGCATGGAGTACAGATACAGTTACGGCAGTTAACTATCATAGTGACGCNGAGGATNTTATTCGGTTTAATAATAAATCGCTTGGTGATAATGAGCGTAATCAAACATATAAAAGATGGTGGAAGGAGCAAGTAAGATTATATGGTACGCAGGTAAATTATTATGCTCGTAAATTCGATATAGATAATACTGATAAAGTATATGGTGAAAATCCATATCAAGGATTTTATCCAAAAGCTACGTTTGTAATGTTAATAGATTTAACAGACGGAGCAATAACATATTCGCAATATGGTTTAGTGTCAGATGATGAATTAACAGCTATTATAGATATTGAAACGTTTGAAACTGAGTTGTCAGCTACTGATTATACCGGGCTTGCTGAGCCAGATACTGGGTCGTATATGCTGCATGGTAAATACCCGACCCGGGCGGCTATAGCACCTGGAGTTGGTGATACGTTATGTAAAGATATTTGGATTGATGCTGAGGGAACCGGTATTCAAATTTTATCAGCTGGTGATACTTTGACGTTTCAATCAGTATCTGGTGGTACGCATACCATAACAGCGAGTTCAGCTGCTGCAANTCCTGATNCATTGTTTACAGCGGCNGTGGCTGCTGGAACACATTTTGACGTAATAGTATCTCCTCAGTCACTGGGACCACAGACTGTTCCTTATAACATTGCTGTCGCTATTAATCGTTCATTAAGTGATGTTTTTGTAGCTGAATGGCGTAATCGTTATAAGACTTCTGGTGTATCGAGTAGTGGTACTGTTTATGGTTTTCGTATAACTCAAAAAGCAAAAGTAACGTCCAGTACCTCTTTACCTTTAACAATTACTGAATCTGACACTAAATCTGATGGATATTGGACCGGAGCGGTAACCCATAATTTTGATGAAAAACAAATTGCTGAGCCAAATGCAGGCGATGTATTTCAATTAATTGAATACGGTGATGACCGTCCTGAGGGTAGAAATGGTAAGATATTTGAAATCACTGAGCGGTTAGATGAAAGTATTAACGAGATAAATCAATTACAAGGTCATTATGTATTTAAACTCCGAGCTCGGCGTAATGATCATACGTTCTTACCCAAGGCTATTGGTCCTGGAGATACTACTGCAGAATTAACCCCTGAGGCGAAATCTACACAGGTGACTGATGCTTCTGGTATGGGTAGAGTAACTGACCCAGATGCTGATTATGGTAATGATTTAGATACAGAGCAAGCGAAGTTTTTTGAATATGGATCTAACGACGATGTGTATGGAGATTATTACTAAATTCATATTCTACGTCCTTTAATACAGAAGGATATCTTTCATTAATATATTTGTTAATAGGAATCGGCTTTAGACAATCTTTTGTATGTCCTATTTTTTCTGCTTTTTCAGCAATAATATTTACTGCTTCAAATAAGCACAACCATCGTGCCAGTTGTGAATAGTCTTTAGTAGGTTTTTTATTGTTCATAAATCATTGTTGTTGGTAATACAGTACTAATATCAATTTTTACTTTATTCTGAGCATCACATTCTTCACAATTAAATTCATTGTCGTCCTTTGTTAATATTACATATACATTATTCATTTTTTTACATCCTTGACATTCAGCTAAAATCCGATTTTGTTCTGCTAATTGAGATAAATGTAGCGCCTCTTTTTCTAAATTTAAGCGAGCGATATATCTAAGAATATTATTATATAGAAAAAAGAACAGTATTTGAGCCCCGGTTGCTCCTATGAATACTTTTATAAAGCTAGTAAGGGAGGGATAAAATAAAACTGTTATACCGCTAATTGAACTTGAAATTAAAATTAAAATTAATAAACTCTTAACTATCTGATTCGTCATGATCTAAATCTTCCGACACTGATTTTATAAGATCTTGAATTTTTTGCAACTTTAAAGTTGCGGCTTGTACAACTTTTTCGTCTAAGTGGGTGGAAGGATTTTCGAACAGCTGAACTAATAGCCCAGTAGCATCCGCTATATTTTTATAAGCGGAACCTAATTGTTCAATTAAATGATCACCTGGAAAAGGAACAAGGTCAGCTGAAATTTGATTATAAGTTGCTGGACTAGCCTGTGCAATATCAGCTAATGTTTTTGTAGTTGGTCGAACGTGTCTAGACTTCACGTCTTTCCAATACTTGTTAGTGTACTTATATAAATCTTCGAAAAGTATGCCTTTCATCATAAGTATTTATTAAATACTTACATGGGAAAGTTTGAAAATAAATTTTTATCTTTACTTTTAGAAGATGAATTTGATGCACCAGGCCCAGCTGCTGCTCCCGGACCCGCACCTGCGCCAGCAATTGATGCGGAGCCGACCGACGATCAACAATCTTTTGCAAATGCTTTAGATGAACCAGATCATGCCGACGATTTTGAAGATGTAATAGATCAGAACCCGAACGAGCAACAAGAACTTGAAGATTTACAAGAATGGATTACCAATATTGATGAGGTATTACAATATCTTAATGGTGGTATTTCTAGTGTGTTAGGTAAGTTACGAGATGATAATAAAGTAGGTACTATTTATGCTGATGTTTCTGATGCTACAAAAAATGAAGTTTTAGATGTATGTGAGAGATTAGCAGGATTAAATCAAATTTTTAAAAACCTTTATATAGAAAAACATAAATAATTAATATTATGGCAAATTCAGGAAGACGAGCGGAGTTACAACGAGGAATAGAGACCCACGAGATCCAATCTAGAAAAGCACGTGTTGCTTGGAAAGCGACGAGATCGGCTTGGCAAGTGATTGAAAAGGAGCACGGCGGTACTCCGTCTGCGGACATAATCGCGGCTCATGAGAAGGAAGAGAAGGTCGCTGAAAAGGCATATAGGGATGCGAAAAAAGAAAGAAAAGCAGCAGAAAAGGTATTAGCTCAATTTGATGCTGCAGAGGCTGCCAAAGATGCTGCTCCTGGAGGACCAGCGCCAGCACCTCCTCCACCGCCGAAGCCAGCGCCCAAGGCGTCGGGTTATAAGTCTGATCTTGATAAGAAATGGGCTGTTTATATAGCTGGACCAAAAGCGGCTACTGATAAAGCGTGGGCGGATGAAATAGCTGGGCCTAGGCCAGCAGGTTGGACTGGTTAATTAAATTCTAGATAATAATAATTTACCTTTTAATTCAGTATAACTATTGTTAAGTATAAACCGAGATGTAACTTCGTCTCGGTTTATTTTTACGCACAAATCATTAAAATCTTTAAAATTTAATAACTCTTCAGGCCATATAAAACACTTTTCTCCTTGACTGAGTAATAATTGAGTTTTTTGTTTTGCTGTTTCATCACAGTGTTGGTTATCAAGAACCCAAATACGCTTATGAAAAGGTTTTTGAATTATTTGTTGTTCTTGTCGTTTTGTAAAACAAGATCTACCTTTGCTGATACCACCTACTGCAACACCATTTTTAACAAAAAAACTATCTATTGGTCCCTCAAAAATAAAAATATACTCTAAAGTATTATCTATTTTATCGATATTAAATATTGTTTTATCTGCTCCTATTTTTGAAAGATATTTTGGCTTTGTATCTTTTTTATTTTGTTTTAATTTTCTTGATTGATAAAATATGATTTTATTATTATCATAAAACGGTATTATTATTCTATTTTTATGTACAAAATCATTTCTACTAAACCACAAAGATTTAGGTTTATTAATTGCTGTTAATAGTCTTCTCTCTTTGCATGTAATTATAGCATGTGTTACCATTGGTTCATGACTATAAAAACTGCACTGAACTTTATCGTATAAATTAATACAATCACCAGGAAGAGATTGTGGTGGTTTATCGGGAGTTAATTTATCTTCTGTTTCAACAGGAATGTTAAATGTATCTATATCTTTACATTCATTAATTATATCAATATAATTCTTACCTGTTACTTCTTGGACCCATTTTACAGGAGAACCACTCCAACCACAATTATGACAGAAAATATGATCTTCTTTTACTATATAGTAGAGTCTTCTTTTTTTATTCCAAGACTTACCTTCTCTACAAACAGGACAACCACCTTCATATACGTTAGTTAATTTTTTATACTTAGGATACCCCGCATATTGATAAAATTTTTCTACAATATATTCTTGTGGTATTACGTCATTTAGGCTCATCTACTGATCGGACATCAACTATTTGTTTTGTAATAAATTGGCCGGTGTGAGGATCAGTATAATGTGCTTCTGTACGTATTTCATCACCCATTCTAACTTCTCTCATTGTAGGTGCAATTGTATTACCAGCAGGTCCCATTATATTATTAGGATTTTTTGTATATTCAACTTTTCGCATTTTTAATCGCCTTCTTAATAATATTTATTATATTTTCGTTGTTATTAAACGATTCTCGCCATGAAGAATAATTCCTTACAATAGACCACATATTTAATTTCTTTGCTTCTTCTATAAATTTATTATGATTACTTTTATGAGTTTTACATTTTTTTAATTGTTCTTCATATATAGGTACCTCATCTGGATAATAATCATAACCAATTGATAAGTCCATTAATTTTAAGTTTCTTTCATAAATGACTTGCTGTTCTTCTGTTAATTTAGTTAGATCTAATTTTTTAAATCGAGCAAGACCATATTTAGGTATACCAGGTATATTATCAGATTTATCACCTGTTACAGCTCTGTAATTTAAATATTGGTCTTTAGATACTCCTGTATATTCTTCAAAATTTTGTAATGTAACTATTTTCTTTTTTATAGGACTATAGATTTTAGTATCAACGGATATTGTTTGTAATAAATCTTTATCAGTTGTTACTATAACACTTTGACCAGGAAGGTGTGCTGATAACCAAGCCATTAAGTCATCAGCTTCCATTCTAAGCGGAAACATATTATGTACACCTAGTAAAGAAATAATCTCTTGGATTTTTTCTGCATACTCATGTACATCTTTAAATTTATCGTCATCCCTATTCGCTTTATATTCTACGGTAATAACTTCATTCCTGAAATTAGTAGAAGGCCATTCTAATTTTTTATCCCA